GAATTGCTCAAGGAATCGGAGACAAAGTCAGTTCAGGGCTCAGTTCAATCAGTTCAGGACTGAGTTCGTTAGGCCAAGAAGCAACATCCACTGGTGTGTTTAACAGTTTTTACACAATGGTTGTAGCAATTGCAGTTATCATTTTAATCCTGGTTTTAGCATTTTTGGGATGGACAATGTCTAAACAGAAAGATACCGACAAATTCCCCAAACTCCAGACAACCTGTCCCGATTTTTGGGGAGTTGCAGATGGCAAATGCACACAGCCAGAACAAGGTCAAGTGAATTCGGGAGATGTCAAAGCAAACACAGATGCACCTGGGTTTTCTGAAAATAAATTCGATTTCACAAACTCTGGGTGGTCAGCAGGCGGAAACGCCGTGTGCGCCAAGAAGAAGTGGGCAAATTCCCATGGAATCAACTGGGACACGGTTACAAATGCGAACTACTGTTAACACGCTGTTAACACGCTGTTGTTACTAAACATTGATCCACGGGCTTATGATTGGTTTATAACACGTAATGATTGATGCAATTGTCGCTAAAGAAGCAAGTGCTGCAGTAGAAATATCATTTTTTCTTGCTACAAAATTCTCATAAAACGTTCCTAATTGTATGCTATCGGTAGTCATCTTAATATTTGAAAATGGTTTATTGGAATTAAAATATTGAACATAATTGTCGAATTCGGATTTGGGTGAAAACAATTGGGTAAAAATCAAATCAATGTTTAACTGAGCGTCCAGTTCGCCCCCATCATCTTGTTTAAAGATTTGTTTCAAAGAATCTGTCAAATTGGTATCCCCCTTTTTAAAGATTTGGATCAATTGAAGCCCCACCGTGTTTTCAAAAGCGCGCCCCACAATTGTTGTTTCAGCAACCACCAAGGTTGAACCAACAATTAAAATAACCGAAATGAAACTTGATAGCGCAGCATCTGCCCAATCTTTTTCATTGGGTTCTCTGTCTCCAGACAAAACACTTGCCTTGATTGAGATGGTAGAAAAGAATACAAGTAACCAACATACCACAAACAACGCTATTTTTTTAATTATACCCGACATAGATGCATCAAAAAACGCAATCACACTAAAAATAACGAGAACACTCACAACAATGATTGCTATCAGTATCCCGGTGATTTCCTCTGTTTTTAATTTTTTAGGTTTATTAGCCATTAATTAAATATATTATTCAACTAGATTCTATTTTTGGCGTAATGAATCCACTTCAAAAATATACTAACCAAATATAATGTCAGAGAATCCAAGTTTAGTAGAACCCGACGTCCGATTTTTTATTGAAAATTCGTTAAAAAAAGCGCACGAATACAAAATGAACACCTACACATTTTTTCTAAATCTGGGTGTTGTTTCTCTCTTTGTTCTCGTGTTTGGCGGGTTTCTCTATTACAGATACAAATCAAAACCGACCCCCTATGAAATCCAGCAAAAAATGAAAAGAGACCAGGAAATCATCATGTCCAAAATCCAATTGTACCAGGACGACAAGAAACGGGGCGAATACTCGGGTATGACCAAGATTCCATTCGTGGATACCGACTACTATTTGAGGAATTCACCCGTAAAATAAATGGCGCCATTGTATATAATGGATATTGCAAAAATATTAATCGATGGAATCAAAGGGCAAAAATGCTATATTCAACTTCCACTCGATGGCGAAATCGATTTGGTTCCGTTGCATGGTAAAAATCTAGAAGAAATCCATTTTGCCAAAGGAAACATTTCCCGATTCCATAATGTTCCAAAAGGGGTTAAGAAAATTGTTATCAATGACAATGCATTAACAGAACTTCCCCTGATGAGAGATTTAATGTATTTAGAAGCAAATCGAAATCATCTCACCGAAGTGAATTTAAACGAAATGATAAATCTGGTCTCGTTGTTTTTGAACAAGAATCGGATTCGCAAAGTGCGCAATTTGCCATCCTCTTTGCGCACACTCTCGATTGATCAAAACGATTTGGCCGATGACCTCGATTTTGGCTCATGTTCAAACCTGAGTTGTGCAAATAATCCAAAACTGCTTCGAATTCGAGGCGGTAAACAGATTTCGGACTCTGGATTTGTTCTGAATAAAGATTCGCATACGCAAATTTTGGTTGAAGGGGGTGGACCCAAACGCAAGCCCAAAGAAAATGTCTTGTACACCGACGTGAAAGAGGCGGTCAACGAATATTATGCTTTGAAAAACAGATACGACGAACGGAAAAAAGACGTTATCAAAAAAATAATGGACGCGAAAGGTTCTCGAAAGGATCGGATCCAGAAAGTAAGAAATGCCGTGTTCAAATGCATCAATTGTGGCAAAGACGGGGGAACTGTATTTACAAAGGAAGACAATCATTTAAAAGCCACGTGTGGAAACGCGCAGAATCCGTGCAATCTGGATATTGAAATATTAGCCAGTTTAACATTGTCCGACGAAGAAATTCTCCAGACCCAGAGAGAAATGGATACGGCAAAACAGAAAATTGTAGAAATCAAAATGAACATGCTTTTTGGATACACGAAGGAAGAAACATCCATCAAAGAATTTGAACGAAATATTAAAATTATTGAAACCAACAACAAGAATCAAACCGATTTGAAAAATAATCTGAAAGAAGTTTCTTTCTACGATATGCAAAACGATTCAAAAAAAACAACCATTGTTTCAAAGAAAATGAAAGATGTTTATTCGGAGTTGGCGGAAATTCGCAGAATCCTCAAAGAATATGCGATTGATGGAAATAAAAACTTGTTGAAAGACGTTGCGCAAAAACAAAAAACAATCAAAGAAATTTTAAATGTGGTGCGTTCCATTAAATATCCCATTTGCGAAATGGTTGAAGAAACCGTGTATAATTTTGTAGACGATGAGGGCAACTTTTTGGACGAAAATAAAGCGCCCAAAATGGTTTTAAACATTCTGAAACAGTATCCGTATTGTTTTGACGATTTCTTGAATCCAAATTTAGAACAGTTGGAGGTTCAAAAATATACGGTGAATGAATCGCAAAGTTTATCGTCGCAAACTTCATCGTTGCAAAGTTCATCTGATGAAGAATAAAATCACTCGTATAATTCATGACTCGTATAATTCATGACTCGTATAATTCATAACTCGTATAATAAAATCACTCGTTTTACTATAAACAAATGATTTTTCCCGTAATTATTTTATCTCTGTTGTTGACTGTTATCGCAACCAACACCAACGACACGCAGTGCTACACGGTTGTCCCAAAACCGAGTAACCAGACAACCCTACGTATTATGCAATACAACGTCGAGTGGTTTTTTCTGAAAACCTACAACGGCTGTCCCGGCTCCAGTTGTTCGTGGCCCAATTTGTCTGAAGCAACAACCCATATGAACTCTTTAGCCAAGGTCATCGGCGATTTGAACCCGGATATTCTGAATTTGTGCGAAGTGGAGGGGTGCTACGAGCTCTCTCAACTCAATGGATTATTGAACAATCAGTATACGCCCTACTTGATTTATGGAACGGACACGTCCACCGGCCAGAACGTCGGTCTTTTAAGCAAGGTTGCACCCACCGTCGACCTGCAGAGAACCTCGGCGACCCATTCGTATCCCATTGCTGGTTCCCAATGCGGGTACACGGGTTCGGCAGGGTCATCCGGCGTTTCCAAGAATTATTACACCACGTATAAGATGGGCGAAATGACGGTGCATGTAATCGGAACCCATTTGTTAGCGTATCCGACGGACGTGGCCAGATGCGCCTCGCGCGAGGCCCAGGCCTCCGTTTTGCAGGAACTGATTGTCTCATTGATTGGAACAAATCAGAATCATGGACTCATTTTGATGGGCGATTTGAACGATTTTGATGGAGAGGTGCCGGATTTGAACAATGACAAGCCAATCTCTTTAGTGTTGAATGTTTTAAAAGGGTTGTCGGGAACCTATGCGGGTCAGTATGAGTTGAAATCGGTGGCGTCCCTTGTAAGCCAAGATCAGAGATACACCGACTGGTGGGACAAAAACGACGATTGCGCGTCGAATCTTGGAGAGATGTCGATGATTGACCATTTTTTGGTAACGCCCAATTTAGTAGACAAAATTACCAAAGTCAGTTTCCCGCACCCTTACCCAGAAATGTGCTCGACCACGAATTCGGACCATTACCCAATTGTGGTGGATTTCTCATTTTAAAGGTTTGAGTTATCTTCTCTGTTTTTATTTCGTAAAGACTAATATATTTATTGTTTAATGTCAACTAAAAATATTTTTTATTACAGCAACTATTGTCAACACAGCCAGAAAGTCTTGCAATTCCTGGTTCGGGCGAATTTGACGAGCGAATTGACCTTTGTATGCATCGACAAACGAGGTCGCGACCCCAATACGAACCAATTGTTCATCATTATGGAGAATGGGGACAAGATTCTGATGCCACCCAACATACACAGTGTTCCGGCGGTTTTGATGATTGAGCAAAATTACAAAGTGATTTACGGCGAGGAAATCGTGAAACATTATGAACCAAACATTGTGAATGATAAAATGATGGCGACCAATTTCAACGGTGAGCCCAGCGGTTTTACTTTAGGCGGTCCGAATTCGGGTGTTCCATTGAACGCCACCTACAATGGTCGACAATCCATAAATACGCCACCTCTCGAAGGTGGAAATAACAAGATTAAGGACGGGGACACGTCCATGACAAACAAGATGGAGGAGATGCGAAAGGCGCAAGACAGTCAATTGGGGCTTGGTGGACCCTCCAAGAATCCGTTCTTGCAACCGATCAAATAACATCTGTTTTTATAAAAATATAAAAACAAAAACAAAGTAAATGGATAGTATGTCATCTGAAACCCAAGACTATTCCACCAAATTTGCCACTATGATTATGCAAATCCCCGAGACAATGTATATTTTTGAAGTAACGAAGCCGTGTGGATACGGTGAATTCGTCTTGATTTACAAAGATATGTTGGTGTCCGAGATGATAAAGGTTGTGTCGACCCAATTCCAGGATCCGAGCATCCAGAGCTTATTTTTCACGAACAAACATCTGGTTTCAATTCAGGATGACCCAATCACGGTTCGCCAGTTGATACAACCGATGCAACTGACGACGGCATATCCAGGGATGGAAAAATTCGTGGTTTACCAGGTTTTTATTTAATCGAGACACTTGAGAACCAACCACACAACGGCTGAAGTCGCCACAATGACAAGTTGCCATGAAACAGATTGTTTCATTTGTTTTATTACCTCATCGTCATCATCCGAATCATATTCATTATCATTCATTCGTATAATATTATAAATAATAAAAAAACATATAAATATATTTAACAAGAATAGTATAATATGAACGATAAATCATTTATTGTAAAAACCTTCAACGACCATTTTTTCGATTTTTTCGAAGACGTTTTGAAAATATTGCCGGACAATATCCACATCAAAACCGCACTCAGGTCTTTCAAAACCGTTTCCGACCTAAACAAAAGTATTTTAATCAAGTGTTGGTACAAATTTGTGTATTCCAAGTATACTGACGTGATTAACACGGGTGACATCACATTCTTTTTCGAAAAGGATTATGCAACGGACATATCCCATTTGTCGAATTCGAACAACATAATGGATATCATTAACACAGTTCGACAACCAGTCAAGGATGCATGCGAGAATCCGACGAACAAACAACACGTGATTACGTATATCCAGAACCTTTCACGATTGTCGGTTGCGTATACCGAGTAAGACGACCTATAAAATATACTGATATAGTATATTTTATGAATATTGAAAAAATGATGGTGGCAATACGCGAAACCAAAATGGATGAAGTCCGGCAATTATATGCGCTCGATAACTCAATCATTTTCGAAAAAGATCGAGAAAAAGACACCCCGATTCTAAAAGCGTGTCGCAATTGCAATGCTGAACCGATTCTCACCTTTTTATTGGAAAACGGAGCAAACGTAGAAGACCGCGATTCCATCAATCAAACACCATTGATTATTGCTGCGCAACACGGATGTGACAAACTCGTTAAAAAATTATTGGAAGCGGGAGCCAATGTGCACCATACCGCAGAATACAGTAAAAATGCACTCATTACGGCAACGGAAGAAAATTATCCAAAGATTGTTCGCATGCTGTTAGAAGCAGGAGCTGACCCAAATGTGCTGAATGAAGACGGCGAAACGCCGATGGAAATTGCGTTGCGGATTCATCGCGGGAAACAGACGGAATTATCGAAAACATTTGGTAAAGGCAAAAGGTCAAAGAAACAAAGAAAACCCCGAAAACAAAGTAAAACCCGCAGTAATATAAAGAGAAAACTACGTAATCTATAAATGTCCGGAAACAATTTATTAGATGTTGTAAATTGGTTAAGAGATGAACAGATTGTGTGTTTACACAATTCGTATCGCAATAACAAAATTTATGGAACAAAAGGAACCCGAATTATTTACGTGGACTTGAAAAATTGGCCAGACCTATTGAATGAAGATGAATGGCCTTATTATATCAAAGACGCGGGATTTAAAGAATATGAAGGCAATTTGCCCCAAAATGAAGAACACTATATTTTACCAAAGCGAAACCCGTAGTTCCCCTAAAAGGGGATCATGATATTCTCTCCGTCCAAGAACTTTGCCACTTCTTTTCGGTTAATGAAAAACTTCTTGTCCTCTTTGTGTCTCGGCAAAAACACTTCATAATGGATTTTCTCCACAAAATACTTTTCGTATTTCTCGGGTATCTCGGGAACCGTCTTCTTCACATGCACCTCCCAATACAACTTGTGAATGCGTTCCGTAAACAAAGTGAAATGCTCCAAAAACTTATTGAAATGTTTTCGGTACATGGGAAAATACCGGAGAAATTCCGACACTTTTCCAATCTTCCGCAACAACAAATATTGGTAATGCAAATTGGGATTGTTTCCGCGCAGACTCTTCACTTCCAGATAGATTTTATTGTGATAGGCGGTTCTTAACCCAGTTTCCTGGTCGGTCACCATAATACCCACATTGGTGAACGCATTCAAAGGATTGGAAAGTGCTTCCTCCAAATCGGGGATTTTGTCCAAAACGTGATTGGTAGAATCCACGAATTGCTGTTCCAGCGTTTTTCCAGGTGTCGCCACAAAATCCCGTGGAAATTTGACGCCTCTTTTTACAAACTCCTCGTAATCCGGGTGCGATTTGGGATTCACGTATGCATACGTATTTGTTTGACCCTCAATTTTATAAGTGTGAACCAGATAGAGCGCAGGCTTATCAATCGGAACCACAATGTGGTTGCACGGGTGCTGTAAAACAAATGAATAGGAATACGACTTATCAAATGGCAAATCGTTTAGTGAAAACACATCCAAGAACATTTGGCGAAATGTTTTTTGTTCGGGCTCTTCTGAGACCCCGTCATACTTATTCCGGAAAAAAAAGTATTTTCCGCCAATCCCCTTTTTGGTTGCAATCTCCCATTCTCCCAAATTGGGGTCCCAAAACAGATTGATCATGGTTCCCTCAACAATTTCATTCACTGAAACTTTTTGGGACACGACAAAGTTGGTATTTGGCAACGACTTTGCAGGAGCCAAAGCGAGCATTTTGTTTTCAGAAGACAAAATCGCACTTCTATAAATACGATTTACCAAATCCGCATGAGGAATAAACTCGGATTCCAGGTTGTAAATGAAATATGGATATTTAGTATTTTCATTGCCATATTGGACAACTTTTACTTTAACGAATTCGGGGGTTTGCATTTGGATAATAAATATTTTAATAAAAACGCTTTAAGTTTTTATCAAAAATAAAATAAGAATATAGTTTAATATAGTATACAATGTCGATTGAAATATCAGAATTAAATTTTAAACTCGGAGATATTATTCAGATTGAGGCTACAAAACCCGATTATCATTTAAAATACTTCTTCATTGAATATATTGACGATGAACTTATCCGGATTGTGGATATTGAAGACGGAAACAAATACTCTCTGGATTTAGACAAGGACGGATGTTTAATCGATACCACCATTGAAAAGATATTCCTGCTTTCCAGAAGTGTCGAAGAAGGATATGCCCGGCAAAATGGGTTGAACCCCGACACCTATATAAAACTGGTGTTCGAAGACGACGAAGAAATGACGGGTAAAATTGTAAATTTAGAAGAAGACATGATTGAACTCGAAGTGGTGGATAGCGAAAACATTTTCATTGATTTTGAATACAAGGGCATTCCCAAAACAATTCCGTTGAAACAAATCGTGATTGTGGAACAACCCTCGGTGCAAGAGGTCATTGAAAGAAAAGCGGAAAAGGAAAAGGAAAAAGAAAAAGCAAAAAAAGGAACTACGGTCGCCTCCATGAATTTTTCACCCGAAGGCCATGTTATTATTGATATTCCAAAAGATGCGACCACCGACTCGGTGGTATCTACCGACAATTATCCGATGACGTCAAAAGGGGAAGAAGAAGAGTATTTCGTCCAACGTTACGGCATTAACACCCAATTAAACGATTTATTGGACGAACTGCTTTCAACGATTCCAGACACCGCGAGAACGTCTACCGTGATGGAACGCGTTAACCGAATTATCCGAAGATTCAAGGAGTTGCGTGAGAATTTCTCTACATTCGACAAAAATGGAAACGTGAATGGATTCAAGAACTTCAATGCCGCGTATAAACCCCTGGTTGAACACATGAATCATTTAGACACCCATTTGCGATGGATTATTCCAGTGGTTAAACAAAAAGTCAAAATTTATTCCGAAAACACGATAAGTGATGAAATCGTCGTTAAATCCGAACTAAAAAATGATTTGCAAGAATACAAAAACAACATGGCGGTTTACCAAACCACCAATGATTATTCGTCCTTTTACAATGGAATCTCGCCCATTTTCACACCCTTTGAAAAATATGAAGGCGCAGGCATATTAAAAAGAGACATTGTAAAAACAGATTTGGAAACCATTGTTGATAATTTGGAAGATTATTATTCCCACGTTTACAAAAAAGGCGGCGAAATCGCAAAAAAAAGATTTTTAATTCAGAGATACAATTTGGGAATGACCAAAATCAGCAATAAAGTGATGCGGTCTGGCAAATCCGTTTATACGAGAGAAAATGTTGGAAAAGCCGACACACTTTCGGTGAAATCGGTCATAATGTTGCCAAAACCGGTGCTCGAATTCTCGCGTGTCACACTTCCCGGAACGAACATTCTGACACGTGCAAATTTAAGCCAAAAATGGTTATACCATTATAAAATGCTCACCAAAAAAACGGGGTTTGTAAAAATAAATATTGACAATGTCAACAAAGAACACAATTACGAAGCGGATGCCGAAGATGGATCCAGTTTCCTGCAAACACCGCTGGCATTCGATATTCCAAGTTCGGTGAATGCGGACTACAACACAATCTTGGACACCGTGATTCCGCGCTCCGTCGCGATTATCCGTTTATTAAAATCCGAATACATCGGGTACAATTTCTACGACATGCTTGGATTTTTTGAACCGTTTTTGATTTATGCGGACAATATTACGTATGCGGGAAGTGCGAGAGACGGGAAAAATAACGAAATGTATCAGGGCAAGGGCGGTCCGTATCAGGAGTTGCGAACCCACATCATTAAAAACAGCAAAGATTACGAAAAACGAATGTTTGACCAAAGGAAAAAATACGAATCGTTGAAAAAAATCGCATCTCCCGACCCGAAGAAGAACGCCGTATTTGAATATATTAAATTGGAAATGCAAAATCAAATCAAACAGAAATATGGAATCAAAAATGAGAAAGAAACTGCTACCGAATTATTAAATAAAATCATTGAACTCGATTCCGGAAAATTCTACATGAGTTTGTGTTCGCTGATTATGTCGCATCTATACACCCCCGATTTGGCCAAATTATTGGATTATGGAAAAAGCGAAGTTTCCAATTCGAAGGCATGTTTGACACACGTAATTGCCAAAAAATACACTTCTCTCGCTTCTTTGCAAAAAGACAATGGAAAAGAAGAAGTCTTCTTCGACAAAGAGTTTGACACAACGCCCTACGATATTTTGAAAAAATACAAAGAGTCGCAAAAAAGACAAGATTTTCTGGATTATTTCACAACGGTTTTGAAAAAAGAGCACGGAATCCAACAGGCCGAAGAAGTTGCCAAAACCATTATTGCGGGGAAAAAACAGGTTGAACAAAACAATTACGCCGTCCTCATCATTTATCCAAAATTAAAATCCGCATTTGATGAAAGCAGTTTGTCCAAAGAAGAGAAGGAAAGCGTGGATATTGAAGCAGACGCGAAAAAACGCGTTTATTATTTTAAAAGGGTGCAAAACGATTGGGTCAGAGACAATGAAATGACCGACTCGGAATTAACCAACGAATTCTTTTGCAATTCGGACAAAAACTGTTTTTACGACAAGAACAACGAAATCTGCGATATGGCGGAAAACGCCGCCACACGAATGAAACAGTTTGCCAAAAAGAATTTGTATGAAACAGCGGTAGAACTTACCTTGGGCGAATTCCGACAAGAAATCGAAAAAATGTATGAATTAAAAGAAAGACAGGTTGAAAAAATTCGATTGATAAAAGAAGCCAAGACCGAAGAATTTTCAGTGCGTGCTTACAATATGGGGAAAAAGGTGGTTTTAACAGACATTCTGGTTTCCCCCTATGCCGAATTGAGAGACCGTGTTTTGGCACACGTTGATTTTTGTCAACGACAAGAAATGCTCATGCAGTTCAAAGAAAAATATTGCCGATATGCCATTGATGGCGAATCCACCCATTGGCTGTTTTGCAAAGAAACGAATGTCAAGTTGTTGCCAATCTTTCTGTTTTCTCTCGCCCAATCCTTTTCAATTGGATTATATGAAGATATACTGGACCGAATTATTTCGACCCAGGGGACGTTGAGCGACGACGGTGATTCAATCGTGGATAAATACACCGGCTATATCATTTGCTACCGGGACTTGGTTGCACAAGAAGAGTTCGACGACAAAGGGTTTGTTGTTAAAACCCACGACGTTGTTAAGAAAGACGATAACGAAATCATTGAAGACGCGATTAATGCGGAGATCGAAGAGAATCAACTCAATTTATCAAAATTGGGAAAACCCAAAAAGCGCGTTTTTGAAGACCAGGTCAATCTGTATATTTACAACGTGTCCAGCACAATTTCAAAAAGCATTGGAATCGACATTGACGAAATCGACGACTCCATTCTTTCCCATGCATCCAGAATTATTACAAACAGTTTGTATTCAAAAGAAGCGTTTGAAAGTAAAAAACAAACTGGCAAGAAAATAGTGACCTACGAATCGTATAAAAATACCCATATTTTTTACATCACGGCGGCGGTGACATTCATCGTCATTCAAACCCGCATCCCCTCTTTCCAACCAAAGAAAACATTTCCGGGTTGCGTATACAGTTTGGCGGGGTATCCGCTGGACGCCAATAAATCGGGCCTCAATTATATGTGTTGTATCTTAGAGAAAATTAAGAATCCGGCTTCCGAACCGTGGAAAGGTGTCAGCAAACTGAAAAGCGAGCATTTTATGATATTGCTCGAAGAAAGAATCGAAAAATATATTTTGAAAGACTCCAAGATCCAGAGAATGTTGGAACTGAAACGAAACCATTTGGCTTTACACCCGGAAAATGAATTTATCCCAGACGCGCTCAGTGTTGATCGAAAATGGGCGTTTTTCCAGCCCCCGTTGAAAAACTCGGCCATTGAAAAAACGGTTTCAAGTGTGACAAAAGTTTTCAGTTCCGAAGTGATGGAATCGTTAAAAACGGGTCATTCGTCGCAACACCAACACATTGGCAATATTTATAAAAAAATCATTGAACACACGTATTCCACCGTCGATGATATCAATAAAATCATTTCACAAGTCGGAAAGGATGCATTGTTGAAAGCTGGCAATATTATATTTTTGGAAAATTCGTGTTGTCAAGAATTGAACGTAGAGAAACCCATTCTTTACTTTGCAGAGAAAGACGCAAATATCAAGAAAAGCATTGAATTTGTTCAAAAATACGGGCAAATTTACAGCGAGATTAAATCTCTCTCGATTCCCGCGTTTGCATGTTCAAAACTCAAAAAAATCGAATACGTTTCGGCGGATTCAGATAATATCAGTGATGAAAACATTTACTCCGCGTACATTCATTATTGCAAACTGAACACCGATTTGCCAATTCCCGACGATTTGCTGGAGATTTGCCCGGAGAAACTGGTCGGGCTCAGTACAATGAATTTGGAAGAATCCATTCAAGCGCTGAACGACAATGGAAAACCGCAGACAAAAGAGACGCTCACCACTTTAATGGGCAAAGTGTCGAGGAGAAACCAGGTGAATATTTCATTTGCAGATGAGGAGGTGCCGTCGTTTGACGATTTGATGATCCAGGACAATATTGAGAATCATATCAAAACCGCGATGAATTCAAAGAACCACGATAAGCTCAATATTTATTTGGATAATTTGAATAAAAAAATGCAGGAAGACATTTTTGATTATCTGAGTCGCTATGGAAACCTGAAAAAATCGGAGATCCGGCATATAAGAGAACAACAATATGCCGGTAGTATCGTCGACTTTCTCGATAACGTGGCGGTGTGGTCGGATCCCAAAAAAATCCAAAGATTTATCAAAAACACGATTGACAACATTACAAATGTGATTCCCGCCATGCTAGAGAACGTGGAATCCAGGGGGATCGTAACGATGAATTTCAGAACAGTGACAGACATGTCGAAGATGAAGAAGCACTGGGACTTTGCACCGACCCATTATGATAATCTTTCAAAAGTGGTGGATGTGTACTTTGAAGAAATCAAATCGTATACCAAGGACGAAAAGGTGTGTTGTCTGTTTTGCGATATTTCTGAAGACATTGATTTGAAAGACATCAGTTTACTGATTCCCTACCTTGCAACCATCGCCCCCGAATTTGATGAGAAAACCATGAGCAAAATCTATAAATACTGTTATTTATCGGTGTTTTCCAAAATCATTTGCGAAAGCGATGAACCGCGATATACCGATTTTGAATATGTTTCCGCGAAAAACAACAATTGGTCAGACCGCGACTGCGACAAAGACGACGTCGGTCAGCAACTGGATATTCAAGACAATAAACAACAGTTTTTCCACAAAGTTGCCAAATTAATTGTTGTGATTTTCAATACCGACATGAACAATAAAAAAATGACCGATTTTAGTTATCGCGATTTGTCCGATAAGTTTCATAAAGACGCACTTGTAGAGAAAAAGAAAATCACCGACAAGTTGAAAGGAATGACGGACAGTGACCGCAAAGTTGAAAATCTGTTGAAAGAATACAAACTAGGTGACTGGTTTGTGGATGAAAGTGTTTATATATACAAAAAGGGGAAATACGAGGAAGAAGTTGGAGAGAAAACAGGCGAAGCGTATGAGGATCCTCGTCCAGACCCCATGTTTTTGGATGATGGCAATAATGAAGGGTTTGTTTTAGAGGAAGGTGATGAAGATCGAAATGACAATGAATTGGACTAAGCGTCCTTTCCTCCCTAAGAATAATAAACGTTTGTAATATATAAGAAATATGTTTGAAAACAAATTGGTCTCTGCAATTGTCATTTTTTTAATCATTTTCTCTGGGATCCATTGGCTAAAACCCGCACTAATCTATAATGAACATGGTGGGTTCCGCCAATTTGGTATTGGATACAAGCAAAAAACGGTCGTGCCGATATGGGTTGTTTCCATCATTTTAGCGGTTTTTTGCTATTTGGTGGTTTACTACATAAGGTAGGGAAACCTACGGATACAGCGCGAAGCGCTTCCGCCCCTACGACCCCTCCTTCATGAGAACGAATATAAAATAAAACATACTAGGGTTTTATTTTAAGAAAATAAAGAATAATTGTTAAAAGTTAAAAGGAGGGATCAAAAGGGGTAAGCGAAGCGAAACTTGGTTCCCTTTACAGAGCTTTACTGCAGACCGAGTACATCAACCGATTCACAAAATAGGAGATGAAATACGCAAGACATGCCCCTAAAATGGAGAGGTAGAAATACATGCCCTTGCCTTTTTGTAAACCAGTGACAACTCCGGTAACCAGAGCCATTGCCAAAAGGAAGAAAGATAGAATGGAAAGCCAATAGAAATAGAGGCAGTATTCGCCCGAGAGAGGTCCAAACAGAGTGTTCATTAAATCCGACATTTTATAATTATGACAGAGAAAATAATTACATAAAAGAATGTGTATTGGTATTGTATAAATGGACGACCCAGGAACCAATTTTAATGAAAAAATAATATGGGACATTATCGATTGTTATTTCCGCGACAATCCTCAAAGTTTAGTAAGACACCATATTGAATCGTACAACGATTTTTTCAAAGAAGACATATTTCGCATTTTCAAAGAAATGAACCCAGTAACCATTGTTTCTAAATTTGACGAGAGATCCAAAGAGTACAAATTGAGGTGCAATCTCTATTTTGGGGGGAAATCCGGAGAACGAATTTATTTTGCTAAACCAATCATTTACGACAATTCAAATCCGCATTACATGTTCCCCAATGAAGCGCGTTTAAGAAATATGACGTATGCAACGACCATCCATTATGACGTCGAGGTCGAAATCCTAAACACGCTGGAGAAAGACGAAGACCCCATTCTCTACGATGATGCCGGTGTTGATTGCGACCAAGAAGAGAGAAGGTTCAAAGATGCAAAAAAAGACAAAGAATTTTTAGAAAGTATTTCTAAACCCGAGGGCAAAGAACACATTGCCGAAGAACCTGCTAAAGAAAACCCGGGTGCCAAAATGTCGGCGAACGAACGTGCCAAAATGCTCGAAGAGATGCGCAAATCCATTGACGGAAAGGGTGTTCAGAAACATTGTTTTACACTTGAGAAAATATTGCTCGGTCGATTTCCAATTATGGTTCAATCGGATCTTTGTATTCTCTCGGGGTTGCCGAAAGAAATGCGTTTCAATATGGGCGAGTGCAAGAACGACGTCGGCGGGTATTTCATCATTGACGGAAAGGAAAAGACGGTGATTCCCCAAGAGAAATTCGGCGACAATATGTTGCGCATTAACAAATCGAGCAATCCCGATTTTCTCTATTCCGCCGAAATCAAAAGTGTTTCTGAAAACGCTTCCAAGCCGGTGCGCTCACTCCGAATCGACATGGTGGCTCCATCCAGGCAGTATTCCAACAATCACATTGTTGTCAATATTCCCAACGTGCGCGCGCCCGTCCCCCTGTTCATCGTTTTCCGCGCTCTCGGATTCGTGTCGGACAAAGAAATCATCCAAATGTGTTTGCTCGATATGGAGAAATACGAGAATCTGGTGGACGATTTCATCCCCTGCATCCACGACGCGGGTCCCATTATGACCCAATTGAATGCCCTGCAATTCATCGCCCAATTGGCGAAGTATAAAACCGTCGAAAACGCCATGTTGATTCTGTCTGACTATTTCTTGCCTCACATTGGAGAGACCAATTTCGCAGAGAAGGCGTATTTTCTGGGATATATGGTGAAACGTTTGCTACTGGTTGCCAATGGTCTGGAGACGCCCATTGACCGAGACAGCTACCGCTACAAGCGCATCGAATTGACTGGAACAATGATATACCAGTTGTTCAACGAATATTTCAAGATCCAGTCCAAGGCAATTTACGTGGATTTTGAGAGAATTTTGTATAACGAGCAATCCAATTATGAAACTCGGTTGGACCGATTGATCCTGAATAATTATGAAACTGTTTTTAAAAACCGCATCGTAGAGACGGGGTTCAGAAAAGCGTTTAAAGGAAATTGGGGGTCCGCGGAACACACCAAACGCATTGGAGCGGTGCAGGATTTGAACCGACTTTCATTCAACTCGGCACTGAGTCATTTGCGCAAGACCAATTTGGCGATGGATTCCGGGGCAAAACTGGTCGGTCCACGCATATTGAATGGCTCGCAGTGGGGGTTGCTCGACCCCATCGACACTCCCGATGGTGCAAACATTGGATTGCACAAACAGCTTTCTCTCTTATCTTATGTTACAAGACACGTCTCGAGAGAACCGATGATTCGCTGGTTGAAAGAAAACACGGACATAAAAATGCTCGAGAATTGCACGCCCGAAATCGTGTCGGTTTTGACGAAAGTTTTTGTCAACGGATACTGGGCAGGAAGTCTGCTAAATGCAATTCCGGTTGTCAATAAAATCAAATTTGCTAGACGAATTGGGTTGATTCCGCTCTATATCAGTGTGTGTTTCGACATCAAACAAAACGCCATTATGATTTTCACAGATGGCGGGCGTCTATGTCGCCCCATTTTCTACCGCGACGATATGACCGACTCAATGTCCTACGTGAATTCTTTGGATTATTTGAAAAAAGGCAAATTCAATTGGGACAATTTGGTTTCCGGATTCGAAAAGAAGAGAGAAAACGTTGTGCGCAAATTCGACGGATTTTACAAATTGAATGAAATGTATGAAGTGGATTCTAAAAAAATGGAGTCGAAGAAATCGGTCCTGGATTATTTGGACCCCAACGAGGAAGAAACTTCTCTCATTGCCTTCAAACCCGAAATGAAACTGTTGAAGAAGTATACCCACTGCGAAATCCACGAATCCCTTATTTTTGGAATGATGTGCAATATGATTATTTATCCCCACCACAATCCCGCGACCCGTAATTCGTTCTCTTGCGGACAAAGCAAACAGGCCGTCAGTCTTTACCACACCAATTACACGATGCGCATGGATAAGACCGCCGTCATTTTGAACCAGGGGCAAAAACCGCTGGTTAAATCGCGGTATCTGGAATACATCAACAACGAAGAGAATTCGTATGGAGAGAATGCAATCGTGGCGATTGCGTGTTATACCGGCTACAACGTGGAGGACGCCGTTCTAATCAACGAGGGCGCTTTGAAACGCGGGTTGTTTCGAACCACGTATTTCAGCGTATACGAGACTCACGAAGAGAAAAACAAAACGGCCGAACACATAATCGAGAAAAAATTCACAAACATTGAAGAGAAAATGAATACAATTACCGGTAAAAAACTGGGACACGACTACAGCAAACTGGACAAATATGGATTGGTGAAGGAAGGCACCGAAATCACGGACGAAACCATTATTATTGGAATGACGTCCAACGTTCCGGGAAGCGATATCCTCATGGATCATTCGGAAACCACGAAGAAGGGACAGCTCGGAATTGTTCACAAGACTTTCATCACGGACGGCGAAGAAGGAACCCGCATCGCAAAAGTGAAAATTCGCGAAGAACGCATCCCCGCCATTGGCGACAAGATGGCGTCGCGTTCCGGGCAAAAGGGAACCATCGGAATGATTATTCCAGAACAAGATATGCCTTTTACCAAGAACGGGTTGCGCCCCGATATTATCATCAATCCCCATGCCCTCCCCACCCGTATGACGATTGGGCAATTAGTGGAGTGCATTGTTGGCAAAGCGTGTTTGGACCAGGGGTTTCACGGCGACTGCACGGCGTTCAATTCCAACGGAAACCAACTCGCCGATTTCCAGAAAATGTTGACGAAATCCGGGATGCATTCGTCCGGCAATGATATTCTGTACAATGGAATGAATGGCGACCAAATTGAGTCGGAAATCTTTATGGGACCCACCTACTATATGCGATTGAAACACATGGTGAAAGATAAGGTGAATTTTAGAGCGCGCGGACCGATGACCCAGCTCACAAGACAACCGGTAAGTGGTCGTGCAAACGATGGTGGATTGCGTATTGGAGAGATGGAGCGCGACTCGATTATCTCGCACGGCGCCACCGAGTTTTTGAAAGAATCCATGTTGGTGCGTGGCGACCAGTATTATATGGCAGTTTGCAACAAGACCGGTGGAATCGCCATTTACAACCCCGACCAAAATGTGTTTATGAGTCCGTTGGCGGACGGGCCACTGAAATTTGTGGATTCGTTGGATGGAATCAGCACAAACGTGGAACACGTGACCAAATTTGGACGCAGTTTCAGTGTGGTTCGAGTGCCATATGTTTTCAAATTGTTTATGCAGGAATTGCAGGCAATCAATGTCAAGATGGCCATTATTACGGAAGACAATGTGGACCAGTTTGACAATATGAACTTTTCCAGGAATATCAGTTTGCTCACGACTGGAAAAGGGTTGGAAGAAATAAAGGAAATGATTTCAAATGAGTTGACCCAAGAGAAACCCAAAAAGGAAGTGTATGAAGAATTGTCGTCTTCGGAAGAAAGAATTGTCAAAAAACCTTCTGAGGAAGAACATAAATATGAACCTGAAGGTTATGTGCCCAAGTCACCTGAAGGTTACGTGCCAATGTCGCCGGTTGGATCACCGGTTGGATCACAAAATGGATCACAAAATGGATCACAAAATGGATCACCGGTTGGATCACCGGTTGGATCACTGCCAATTTCACAAGTTGGATCACCTGCGGAATCACCTCCTTCTCAAACTTTACCCCCTCCTTCTTTTCAAGTGAACGAATTTGTCACATTCAACGGCGATTTCAAACCAAACCGCGCATGGAAAATAACCGAATTTGACAAAGGGTTTGCAGTTTTGGAAACGGACGATAAAGAAGGATTGACAAGCAATCTAAAAGTGGCCGCACTTTCCGATATTAAACGGTTTTCTCAACAACAACAACCACCAAGTCCAGATGCAATGGGATTGGCACCAACACCAGCACCCCCACCCATTACTGTAAATGTGATTTCCGGAGATAACAATACCATGGAAACCCCCAAACAAAAACCGACGGAAGACGTGGATTTTAGTGAACCGCGAATCCGATTCAAAGAGCCAAGCGAAACGAGTGAAACCAAATCAGACATCTCCGACTTTTCGAATCCCAAATCAATTGTGGTGAAAAAAGTATAAAATTGAAAAAATATAAAAACAATATGAGCTTTATATATAATTAATCAAAGATGAGCTTTACAAATACCGACATTATTTCCATTTACAACTCGAGAAAAACAATTCTCGATGTTATCAAAGATTCCCATATGGTGAACAACATTCTCGAAAATATCTACAACTATGAAAATTTCAATATCAACGAAGTGGAGGCAATGGCCAAGAACAATCAATTGGATATGTTATTTAAAGGCGACGGCACTAAAATATCGCACAACGTTTACGTAAAATATATGTTAAATAAAACATCCAACCGTGTTCCAGCAATAAACGAGTTGATTGAGGAATTGTTTGAAATCGAGGGGATTTTGACGAAAAAAGATACGTTGATGATAATCATCAATGATGAGCCAAACGACTCCTTGATTACCAAGCTGTGCCATTTATACGACAATCGAGGGATATTTGTTGTGGTTCATAATATTGCCAGGTTGCAACGAAACATATTGAAGCACACCCTTGTTCCGAAACACACCATTGTGTTTGATGAAAAATGGAACGCCCCCGAAGGCTCCGATAAAACCGATTTGGAGATAGTTAAGGAAAAATACAATCTGAAAAGTCTGAGTCAACTGCCCGAGATTTCGCGGTTTGATCCAGTGGCTTTGCTCATTGAACTGAGACCAGGACAAGTTTGCAAGATTGAGAGGCACAGTATTACGTCGGTGGATTCCGTTTATTACCGGGTCTGCGTATAGGGGAACGTACGGTTCCCTTTTAATCCCTCCCTTCAAGAGAGAACCAATCTTTTGCTCAGCTTTGCTTCTTTTTTATACAATTCAAATTAAAGGAGGGGTCAAAGGGGGTAAGCGGTAAGCAAAGCGGTGCGAAACCTTGGTTCTCCTTGAAGGAGGGGTCTAAGGGGAACGTAGTTCTCCTTATTATATATAATGGCCGAACCCTTTAGCACAACCGATGTTTATTATGTGAATGCAACTGATTGCAATAATCCAGGAAATGATAGTGGTGCATGTTATTACCAAGATAACCGAGACAAAGATAACTGCGAATGCAAATACAAGGAAAATGTCAACAAACTGACGGCACTTACCGCTTCATCTGGATTAACCAAATCGCAGAACAATGACTTAAACAAAGAGCATACACTTCTACTCTTTAACAATATTAGTTTAGGCGTAGGAATTGTCGGGATGATGTGGATGATGTATTCCGCATAAAAAATCAAATCATATTATAATATATATTTATGTATAATATTATTCAGTCCAAATATAGGTATATTTTTTTAATTTGCATTCTTGGTATTTTGGTAAGTTTATTTATAAACAGTACCAAAATTATTGAAGGAAATAAAAATAAAAAAAAAAATAAAAAAGATGCAGGAAAAGTAATGAAAGAGGCAGTAAAAAAAGAGGCAAAAAAACAGGCAAAAAAAGCAAAAGATGGGATAAGCAAAGCAGTAAGCAAAGCAGTAAGCAAATCGGTTAATACAGACGAGAAAATAAAATCTGAAGTCAAATCGGCACTTCCTTCTTTGGTGAAAAGCCTCCTTGCAACCCCAATTGCCGAAATGAAACAGACACAAACAGAAACAAAAAGTTTATTGGACACAGCTACAACAACCCAACGAAGTCTTGATGAACATATTTCCAATAGCAATGCAAATATGAATACCATAGTTCAAACCAATAATAATAACCTAATAAAAACGCAAAAAGATTTATTGTCAAATTTATCTCAACAATATGATATGTATAGGACCGGCCTTTCAAATGAAGTAAACGTCGCAACAAAAGAATTTAAGGAATTCAATCAAAATATTTCCAACGCTTCTGAAAAAGCGAGTCAATTCTCAAATGAAGCAAAGGGATACGCAGACATAACAAAGGGATACGCGGATAAAACAAACCGAATTTACGAACAAGTTTTTAAAAAACAATCCAAGGATGTCATTGATCAAGACAACGCTGAATTTGCAAGCGGTAAACAGGGGTTTACGTCAATGGAATACACGACACCCACTAATTTATTTGATTTAGAAAAAGATGTGGTTGATGCAATCAATGGTTTTAATACCACTTATTACGAATATGTTCGGTGTTTGTCTGGCGGTTCCAATTGCAATGTGGGAACTCCGGTGAAAGAAGAAGATGTGATTCAGGCATCAGACACCGTCAATCGCAAAGTAAACGCGTTGCAAGTCGCATACAGTAAAGCAAATCCACAATCAACCGACGCAACTTTCAAGTCGAACCATGAATCCATCATGAATAAAGCAAAATCAGTCGATGAACTAAGACGCACTCTGGATACAAAAATGGACACAATACTTAAAAATAAAAATCCTCCCAGCGAATTAACCCGGCAATACGATTCCACTGTTTATACTGGAATTATGTGGTCTGTTTTAGCAACTTCGGTTCTCTTTTACGTATTTACCGAATTGTAATATTATTTTTATGTTCTATATAAATAATATATAATGGGTGACAATTTAACAAGAGTAGCAAAACAAAACATAAAATACTTAGACAATATTGAAAACTACAACGAGGCCAACAAAAATGATTTCAAACAAGTGTTTTTTAAGCCGGACCCGGCCCAAATCAAATCGTCCGCTGTAGGCGCATTTGTCAAAGATATTTACGGAGTAGACCAGGTGACCCCGGATAAACGCATTGCTGGATATCATACGCGCGATTCGTGCGAATTGAACACTGCAATTTATGCAAACAGCGTCATTGATTACAATTCGCCCACAAATTATTTTCCAGGTATTCATGGTGTGAAGGTCAACGGAGATTTTGCAAATTCGCCCAATTTTTTTTTGACTCCAAACCTAGCCCCAGCAGTAGAAGGTCAGACATTCTCGGTAGAATTTAGAGGATACATTGCCGCACAAAAGCCCGGAAATTACAGTGTTTCCAGCAGTGCCATCGCATTTTTCAAAAAAAACGCATTGATCTGGGTCGGAAACAATGCATTAAAAACCCATCGTAGAGAAAACGCGCAATTCATTGTTGAGAATGGAAGCCAAATAAAAAACGAGAGCTTTGCAATGGTTGTTGGGGAATACACACCATTCCGCGTCCAGTATTCGGGAAACGCAATGTTTGATTACAAAACCCAACCTATATGGGTAAATGGAGACGGGTATCCAATCAGTGTATTTGCAAGAAATCAGAATGAAAACAATTTGTATTATTATTCGTTGTCACCTTCCGATAAAACAAATTTTTATAATTGTGATGTGTACAAAGGGTCCGAGTTGCAAAAATATAAGACCAATGCAAAACAACAGGTCGAAATTGTTTGGTCACAACCTTTGGATGAAAGAACCAACTACGTTTTTTTAGATATGGTTGGAAACCTAAATGCATACGATTCGAATTATGAAAAAATTGACGCGCCCCTGTTTGATGTGAACAACCAATTATTCAGATCTCCAACCATCTTGGAGACATTTGCGAATCAAATTCGGAATCCAACTCAAACGAATGTACCTGGAGCAAATTCAACTGGAGCAATTTCAACTGGAGTAATTTCAACTGGAGCAATTTCAACTGGAGATAATTCAACTGGAGCAATTTCAACTGGAGCAATTTCAACTGGAGCAATTTCAACTGGAGCAATTTCAACTGGAGCAATTTCAACTGGAGCAATTTCAACTGAACAGAATGTACCTGGATCAATTTCAACTGAACAGAATGTACCTGGATCAATTTCAACTGAACAGAATGTACCTGGATCAATTTCAACTGAACAGAATGTACCTGGATCAATTTCAACTGGACAGAATTCAACTCAACAGAATTCAACTCAACAGAATTCAACTCAACAGAATTCAACTGGACAGAATGTACCTGGACAGAATGTACCTGGACAGAATCAAAACACCTGGTTTTCAAATTGGGTTTCAACCCAGAATCAACCTGGACAGAATTTACCTGGAGTGAATTTACCTGGTCAGATACCAACTGGTCAGATACCAACTGGGCAGATACCAACTGGGCAGATACCAACTGGTCAGATACCAACTGGTCAGATACCAACTGGTCAGATACAACAGAATTTACCTGGGCAGATACCAACTGGTCAGATACCAACTTGGCAGATACCACAGAATTTACCTGGAGTGAATTTACCTGGACAGATACCAACTGGACAGAATTTACCTAGACAAAATCCACCTGCTCAAAATCCACCTGCTGAAATTCAAAATCCACCTGCTGAAAATCAAAACTGGTTTTCAAATTTGTTTTCAAACCAAAATACTAGTCAGAATTCAAACACCCCAAATCAATATAGATTAGAATTATACCAAAAAAGTACGCAACCGCTTTGCATTAAAAAAACAAATAACACGGTAGCTCCCCTTTTTACAATCAAAGAAATAAACACCGTCCGAAACGAAGAGTGGTCAAAAACACCCAGTCCGATGGTTAAAACAATGACAAACCAAGAAGAACAAGTCCGCAACAAGAGAATTTCCAAAAACAGGATTTCCGAATCAAATCCGTTATTTTCTGATGATTTCCGATACAAATTGTGCATTATAAGAGACCGTGATCAAAAAAAAATCCTGGCACTGTTGGCGAGCACTTCGGCAACAACTCAATTTTATACAGCCGAACCAGATTTGAAAATGAACAAGTTGTTTTACGCAAACACTTATATCGAAAGTAAATTTCTGAGAGAAGTTCCGGCCAATCTTCAAGCAAGTTCGAATACATATACGTCATATGCGGACATGTATCCTTTGTCCACCGGTTATACCGAAACCGCGTATTCAGACTGCGAAACCCAATGCAATCTGGACCCCGGATGCAATCACTTTTACAAAGTGACGGACCCCACTGGAACCAAATGCTTGATGTCCAATAATCCAGTTTCAACTTTTTTACCCAAACAGCCCGATTCTACATACACATCTTCCGAACTAAAGGTCAAAAACAAAGTGATCCGAACCGGAGATGCAACGAAGGACGCCGTTTACAATAAAACTCAGTATCTTTCAGATGGTTATTCAGACACTGTGAATTTGAGGTTTGCGGATTTTCCAGTTGAGAGAAAAGTCTTGTCTGAAACTGACACTCCTGGACCCAATGGAACAAGTTATATTGTGGAACTGCGAAACAATGTCAGTCAATCAACAAACGGGACACGCCCAATTTCTGTAACTAATATAAATAATCCAATGATTGCCGGAAAAATAGAAAATTTCGAGACCGTAGTTCAAGGTTCTTTAACTAAACTGGATCAAATCGACAATCAGTTATCGCAGTATGGAAAAGACCAATATAAGGTTGGCCAAAATAGCGTGAAAATTAGAAACAATATCACCTCCATTGATAAAACCTATTTAGATATGTCTGGAAATCAGCAAAAATACGATTTCACGGGTCAAACAATTTATGCTTTAGAAGAAGATCGTACACTATCTTCTGCATTGCTAAAAGACAATGCCATTTATAAGACGGAACAAAACACTTTGAATATGATTACAACGCTTGCAATGGCAACGTTTTTGGTAACGGCCATTTTAATATCAAAGTAATAAGTTATATATTTTACAAGTAATATATATAATGGGTGACGATTGGTTTGATTTAAATAATATTGTCAGTTTACAAAGAAATTTAATCAAGGATTTAAGTGGAAACTCGAGTGTTGTAGCACAACGCGCGGTTAATAATGTGGCAAGCGATTTATCTTTACTAAGCGGGTCGATTGACAATTCAAGCGTTTTGCCGACACTGACTTATCAGGAACAAGTCAACGCTATTTTGGAAAGAGAGAACGGTCGTTTGGCCGACCGGAAGAATGCAATCGACCAAGCAGAAATGGGTCAAAAACGCCTGGTTGACCTCACCACGAACGCCACGCTCCGAAACAAGGCAATGAACAAGATATATGTAGTTATCACCATTGCCATATTGTGTTATTTAGGAATACGCCTTCTCATCAATTCTGGAATGGTTCCCGAGAAAGTTACCGATATATTGTTTATTATATTGGTTACCGGCTCTGCCATTTTGATTATTAATATGTATTACGACTATGACCGCCGAAACAACATGGATTACAATATGATTGATTTAGGCGAACCCAAAAAACTTACAGGGTCCGCTACCGCTACCGACGCTGCCGCAAAAAACCTTTTGGAATCACGATTCAATGGCTGTGTTAAGGAGGCGTGTTGCACCGACGGAAGCACGTTTAACGAGAAATACTCTGTTTGTGTTCCCAATTTACCGCCATTCGATTCTACTGGAACAATAAATACTGGTAATTATGCACAATATAAATACTTTATTGCATCAAAAAGCTGGGAAAACGCCGATACAAAATGCGGTGTCGGTAAATATTCACTCACCGAATTGGCTTGCGGAAATACGGTTGCGGGATTCACGACGATTAGCGCAACCAGTGATTATGCGAAACCGAATAGTCCGAGCGAAATGGTGGATTATAATTTGTATAAGTAAAATATATGGCAGAGGAAACAGACTATATAAAACAATTGAAAATAGAGAACGCAAATTTGGAAGCAGAAATACAGAAAAAACAAAGTGAATTTCGGGTTTATGATCGGGTCAACGATTACTATTCACAAGATGAAGTGATGTCAATTTTCGTTCAGAAATTGCTGACCATTTTATACGTGGTTATTTATTTCTTTTTCATCTATTTTCTCTATTCGAATTCGGAAAGGTCAATGATGATTCTGTATTCGTTGATATTTTTATTGTTGCCCTTCACATTCCATCTGGTTTCGCGCTTCTTATACTCGCTCTTTTTAATGATATTGCGCCAATTCAACAATGGGAATGCGGTTTATTTGTACCGATGATTTTTCAATCATTTTGTCCAATCATTTTTCAATCATTTTGTCCAATCATTTTTCAATCATTTTGTCCAAAGGTGATCGAATTCACCATATTCAGTTTCTCTAACGATTTCTCCAGTTCACTTTGTTTGTTTAATCCATTGAACAGGTAATCGGTTCCAGGGCTCACCTCGTTCTTCTTTATTTGACGGTAAATATTATTGATATTGGTTACCGCCAACTCGACCATTTTTTTATTAGCGACCAATTCTACGGTAAGGTCCGCATGTTCGGTGCACAGAGAAACCGCAAAATACAACATGTATCGACGTTTTTTGCAACAGGCGTTGGTGTATTGGAGCGAAAAGAGAGAGAGAAGAGAGGTCATTGTTTTCTCTAAGAATGGGTTCTCCAATTGTTTTACGTAATAGAAAAGCGCATCCCAAATGATCCAAACCAGGTCGTGAGACAGTTTGGGTTCAACCGTCACAAATTGACGATGCGCGCACGCACACACGGTTTTCCGTTTTTTGCAAATGGCTTCGAACTCCAATATCCACTCGATCCAGTAACATGCGAAAACCGTATTCTTCTTGGTTTTCGAAATGTTGTAGGCAAATTCGTTCATTGGAATATAAATCTCTTTGGGATCTTCGTCGGTGAACACCGGTTTTATAAAATCTACATTGGGGGCTTTGAGTCGTTCCGTCATCTGCGTCATGTCAAACTCTTCCTCGCGATTGATTTTGATAACTTCGAAACTGTGTTTTTTTGTTGACAAACAGAGAACGCTCACCACCTCGGCAAACAAGTTGCGAATGGTTTTGTTATTGCGCAAATCAAGCGGTGTGACAAAATTCCCCTGATTTATTATGGTTTTGAAGACCGAATACCGTTTTTCAAGGTAGCAAACCAATTTAGGATTCCCCACATGAATGTGTTTGGCGCAGTAGTAAAGAATGTTTTCCCAAAGTTCTAAATAATGGCCGGCACAAACCAGTTCCGCCGCCCAATTGCAAGCTTGCTCCACTTTTCCGTTTAACATACTTGTGACAAATTCGTTTTTTACATCCGCTTTTTTATAATTTGAAAAACTGACGCCCTTGAATTGCGGGGGCATCCGTATATCGTTGATTTCCGATACGTCCATATAATAAAGGAAACCTAGGTTTCCTTTAAACCCTTGAAGAATTAAAATGTCAGGCGTCATTTTTATTCAAATTGAATAATTTTAAATTTCCTTTAATATATATAACATGGATTTATCGTTAGTAATTTTAGGAATAGTTCTCGTATTTGTTCTATATTATTTTTTGAATCGAAGTGGAACCGCAGTTTTGTCAAACAAACTGGATCTTTCTACAACACAAACCGCCATTGGTGTAAAAGATATCCAGGAACCGTCTTCCAGAAAGTATTCTTACGAAATGTGGATGTATGTCTTCAATTTTGAAGGAAGTGGTGATAAATACATCATTTCACGAGAGAGTGCAACTCAAGGCAAAAAGAACATTGGAATCAAGTTGGACAAGTCTTCTCCCAAGCTTGTATTGGAGTACACCACAAAATCCGGAAATTCTGTCCCAGTCATAATCACCGACAATTTCCCTCTCCAAACGTGGGTGCATTTAATTGTGAGCGTGGATGACACCTATGTGGACACCTATATGAATGGAAAACTAGTAAAATCAATACAGGACAAAGAACTTGCTACTCCAAGTTCGTCCTCATCCATTGAATACGGCGTTACCAATTGTTATTTAGCAAAATTGACCCGAAGTGTTTTGCCGACGGACCCACAAACTGCCTGGGACAAGTACAGCGCTGGCAACGGCGAGAACCCGATGGCCAAGTATTTATCCAGCTTTGGACTATCAATGACATTGCAGAAGAACAGCCAGGATTACAGTACAGTTACACTATTTTAAAGGAAACCTACGGTTTCCTTTTGATCCTTCCCTTTAAACCTACGGTTTCATTTAAAGGGAAGGAACAAAATGCATAAACTTCTTGAATCGTAGATTTCCTTTAAAGGATCAAAAGGCGTAAACTTGTTGAACCGTAGGTTTCCTTTACTTTATCTTTATAGATTATAGTATAAATCATGTTTCAAGAACAACAACCAAATCAGAATCAACAACCAATAACAAGTATTCTTCCAAGCACGCAAGCTGTTACGGGTGGAATCACAGACACACTTAACAATATTTCAACCTCGATTTCAGAAACAAAAAACTCCTTCCAGGATTCGATCAACCAGTTCTCATCGACAAGTGCAGTAGATGCCGGAAAAGAGTTTCTCCAGTCCAATTCTCTCATCGCCAAATTTGGATTCATTATTTTGGTTTTATTCGGATTTTTATTCCTTTTCCGAATCGGAATGATTTTGATTTCCAGTTTGCTTGCCCCGCGGTCTTCGCCTTATTTAGTGAAAGGTATGATTACGGGAACGGAATCAGTTCGTATCCAGCAAGACAGTCGCACCTCGTCGCCCCTCGTCAATTATTCTGAAAACCAGCCAACCGGTTTAGAATTCACCTATAGCGTCTGGCTCTTATTCAATTCGCAAAAAATGGACGGCAAGTACTCGCACATTTTTAGCAAAGGGGTCGATAATGGAAATACCAATGCCATTGCATCCACGGGTATAACAAGCTTAACCAATGCACCTGGATTATATGTTAAGGGGAATGATGACGGAACCACCACACTCCGTGTGTATATGGATACTTTTAGCAAAACCGGCCCGATTTCAAACATTGATGAACAGCGAACCAGTATGGATATTAGCGGTATTCCATACAATAAATGGGTCAATGTCATCATTCGTGCACAAAACCGCATTTTAGACGTATACGTCAACGGTGTCTTAACCCAACACAAAGATTTGGGATACGTGCCAAGACAAAATTTTGGCGACGTGTTTGTGTGCCAAAATGGCGGGTTCTCTGGAAAATTGTCCGATTTGCGTTATTACGACAAAGCGATCAACGTGTTTGAAATCAATGGCGTTGTTGGATGGGGACCCAATTTATCGACCAGTCCGTCTTCGTCGGGACAGACAACTACAGATGCAACTTATTTGTCGCATTTCTGGTATAAGGCTACCCAATAGGGAGAACTACGTTCCCCTTTGACCCCTCCTTTGTTTGGGTGAAAATAAAATAATAAAAATAAAACACTGTAATATTTTATTTTTAACTATCAAAATAAACCATCCTTATAGATATAAAAACAAAGGAGGGGGTTTGGGGGAACCATCGGTTCTCCCTATTTAATATCGCACTCAATATTAAATAATGTCAGACACAGTTTGCACGACTGTTCAAAATATTCGCAAATCATTGGTATTCAATGTCCCTGGAATACGATATACCCCCACAAATCCATATTCTCTCGGATACACCCAAGCCCAGTTGGATATGCGTCGTAAGGTAGAAATCCTCCAATACAACAAATCCTCCAATGGAAAATCCTCCAAAAAACAGGCATTCGTAACTGCAGTCAAGGGTTCTCTCCAGCGTCGCACATTTTCCAATTATTATTTAAAAGCCGTGCAGACCGGCGAGGAACAATTATGTCCCAGTGACATTCTCATTCCCACATTGACCACCTCGTCCGACGTGCCCGGACCCGCTATTTATTTGACATATGATCCCTCCGTTCCGCTCTATAACTACAATTCGCAACAACAAGCGTATGGTACACGAAACAGTGAAAGTAAATATAAATGGCTCACCAATAACGATACGGACATAATCGATGACACCAACAATCCGCAAATATTTACGTTGAATATTCAACCTGGAATTGATAGCAACAATTATGAGTTCACATTTACCACTTCGGTCAGTCTTTCAATCACTGGCTACAATATCGCCCATACGGGCGCGGACATAAGTGGTATCTACAAATTAAACATTCCGCCCTCAAATTTGAGTTTGACCGTTATGTATGGAGGTCAACCCGTTGAATTAAGCCAGACTCCCACCATTACTTATTCGCCCGGGTTTTTAACCGATGTTTCCGGGTATGTTTTGACGCGTGCAACCGCAAACCAATTCAGCGGGGATATTTATATGGGGAACATCACATTTTCAAATATTTTACTAAGCACTCATGCTAAAAATACGTATGATTTTTACGTTCAATATATTCCAAGTTATACGACAAGCAATATCGATAGTTTCTTTCTTTACCTGAAAACAAACCGCGCATCCAATTCAGCACAAGTGGTCGAGTCGGGTCTGAAATTTTCACACAGTCCATCGTCAGACCCAATTACAACCTTTAATTTAACTGGTACTCCAATATAAACAGTTTGTCTTTGATTTCTTTTATACCCATTTGGTTGATATCAAAAATGAACTCGTCTTCTCTGTTAATCAATGAATACATTGCCAGTTCAAAAACGGAAAGCACACATCGCAATTGTACGTCGGACTTGTAGTTGTATTTATTGCGATCCCGTTCTTCCTGGATGACCCGGCAATCAAAAAACGTGTATGGGGTCTGGAAAAAAATCTTGCACTTGGCGCAGTCACCATACAATTTATGGATGCTGTCTACTTTCTCTTGTGCTTCTTCGTCGGAATTTATATACTGTTCGTAGACGGCAGAAAGCCGGTTCATCAATGTATCATATTGGGATTTTATGTCAAAAAACTGGGTTCCAACGCCTTTCTCTACGATTCGCCTCAACCAATTCAGGTCATATGCAATGGTTCTATCAATTTCATATTTCTTTCTCTCCGCATCCACTCGTTCATACTCCTTCACTTTACCGCGATAATAGTCGATTCCTTCATCAATGCTTTCTCTGCAATCATAGTATTGATAAACGCGTTGCGACTGTTCTTCCACTCCGTATGTGAAGAATTTGATAGCATCGGAGATTTCCGATTTCGCGGATTCGGACAATTCGACGGTCTTGTATCGGCCTCCGCGGACGTTGTCCACACCGTATTTGCGCATATGCATGTGGACGTATGCGTCGATCTGCCAATGCTCAACGTCCTCCTGAATATGGGTGACTCGGACAATGGGATTGTTCCTCACGATTTCCTGGTAGACAAAGGCGCATTCGTTGACTCCAAAGTCGTTGTTATCCATGGCATGTTTCGGATAAAGGAGGTGTTTTCCATTGCTGAGTTCATATACGTAAATGTTGTATTTCATCTTTATAAATTTGTAAATAAATAAATGTTTATATTTGTTTATTTACAAATGCAATTAACGCGGTGCCGGCGGGGGCAATCGGCACTGGTCCTCCGTGGGGTACACCTGTCCCGACAAGCACTTGTCGTAATCATTTACGGAAATGCATCCGCGCTTGCCTTCGTATTCGCCCACCAAACACCATCCCGATTTGCCGGAACTAATTGGTTTTTGGATAGGGTTCTCTCCCGGGGTAGGTGCCGGTTGTCCCGGGGCCTCCGTAGTATTCACATTGAGCACATTGTCTAAACTATTGGTGGCTCTGGAATCCACGTGAGTTCTACTTGCATCCTTCAAAATGGTTCCGACCGATTGCAAGGACCCTTCGGCGATGTCTACGCCGGTTTTTGCGACATCACCGACTACGTCGGCGGTTTTGTTCAAAATAGAACCGGTGGTATATCCAAAGATAGAAAGAATCTGCGAAACCAGCGGTCCCAAAATAGAAACAATGGTTTTCATAAGATCACCTAGAATTGTTAGAATATTTATGCCTAAAAACGAGAGAGAAAGCAATACCAATAAAACAATAATGATGGTTCGGTTGTCAATTCCGCCAGTTGAATTTAAAGTGGGTTGTTGCATTTGATCCATAATAATATAACTTATCACTATAATAAATTTAAGGGAAGTCGTATTCGGGCTTAAAAGATTTTGAGGAAAATGCGTTCGAAAACAGTTTAATATTTAATCTGTTATAATAAAATAGATGGGAGTTCTTTTTGAATCAATATTGTTATTTAGTTTAGCCGTTTTAATTATTTTGGTTGGACTTTTGGTATACTATTTCAAGAAACGCATTGTGGATGTCGAGCAGAAAAATGCCAAATGTTTTGAAATCGTGCAAGACGTGTATATGCAACAGATGCAACTAAAACAGGAGATTTACTCGGTTTTGTTCAAACAACCCAATCCGACCGTTAATTTTGTCAACGAACACAATGAAGATTTAGTGGATGAACGCATTCGGGTTGAACTGTCGGAAGATTCGGACGATGAATCGGAGTCCGAGTCAGACGATGAGTCCGAGTCAGACGATGAACAAAAGGTTAAGATTGTCAACGTCAATTTAGATTACCCAGAAGAGTGTGATATCAGCATTGATAATGAATCCGAATCGGAAGATGAAATCATTGACGAGCCGGAAACCGGC